AGAGAAGAGATATCCAGGCGGTAAGTTTGATATCAATGATTCTGAAAACCGTGCATCAGACGACCTCTAAATTTCATCAAGCATTCCCTACTGTAATATATGAGAAGGAACTGAGTGGTTTCTTGAACTTATTGTACAAGGGATATGATGATGGGAAGTTTGATAACTCTACTGGTAAGATAACAGGTGAATTAAATGGTAAGGTTCTAGTCCATCAAGATAAGAGACTAGAACCATTTTTTAGAGCCTTGAAAAAGTGTGCTGTAGAGTACCTAGATCACTTCGCTATAGATAAGAGTACATTTGAAGTGAACTTTGTTAAGTCGTGGTTTACTATATGTGATCCAGGTCAGCATTTTCCATGTCACTATCATTCATGTGCACATATATCATACGTTTATTATCTACAGACACCAGGTGATCCATTAATATTACATAGGAGGAATCCAAATGAATGGTTTGGGGACGCATTTAAACTTATTACGGAGAACAGATACAACAATGGTGATGGGTATTGTATCACACCTAAGGCTGAACATTTGGTTATGTTTCCTGGTCATCTTGAACACTATACTACTCCTGAACCCAGAGAACATAGACGAATTAGTCTCGCTGGTGATATTGTTCTAACTCTTAAGCATAGAACTGACACTGAATCTGGATTACTTCCTCCTAAATATTGGAAGAGGTTCTAATTAGGCATGGCCACTTTTAAAAATATAGAACGAACTGCTTTACTTAAAGCTATTAAATCTAGAGATGTCCGAGAAGAGATGGAAGGCATCATGGATACTGCTGGACAGGATTCTGTTTGGAGATATACTCCTGATGCGGGAACAGGTAAAGAAATAGGTTGGGATGGAAAGTCATCATTTGGAGTTACAGCATTACCTGGTGCATCAGCAGATCATTATATAGTACTTAAGACTAGTAAAGCTGGTATTACAAAGATTATTCAACGATATAAGAACAGTTATATATCAGCAGTCAAGGGTGGTAGTAAGTGGTATAAAGATGGTGAATTCATTTACATATTTCTTGGTATTCAAAGAATTAAATTCGTACAGACAAGTAAATTAACTGATTCTAAGGGTAAAGCTATCAGTGAAGCCACCATGACCAAGATGCAAGAACTTGGTAGTGCACATGTATTCAAGAGAGCTATAGAAGATAATAAAGAATGGGGTAGTGTTGAGAAACTTAAGGCCGATGATGATACCATGTCTGGTCTTAGGGATATATGGAAGAAGGTTGGTAAGTCAGATTTAGTTGATGATGAATGGATTGATAACTTTTATAAACAGCAGAAGAAATTGATTGACTGCATAGGTAAACCTGATTTTACGACGTTCAATCGTGACAACGGGTTTATGACTTTCATTAGTGATATAGTTAGAGATAATTTTCAGATTAGTTCTAAGGATAATTGGAACCCTGCTGACATATGGTTGATACAAAATGAGACTAAATGGAAAGACTATATTAAGAAGGCTGTTAACTCTGGAACTAGGGGTCATTCTCCAGCAAAAACTTTAGCAGAATTTAATGCTATCATGAGGATGTTATTCAAATCTAAGCAAGTCTTTGGTATATCTCTTAAGAAAGTAGCAGCAGGTGAAGATGCTAGGATGGAATTTTTGAATCATAAGAGTGAGTTCTTTACTAAGCTATCACAGATGCACTTTACATATGAGAAGGCAGAGTGTAAGTTGGGTACAAAGAATGATAAGGAAGGTACTGTAACTCTTCAAACTCAAGACACTAGGCTATTCATTAAAGATGGTAGTAATACATATAATTTTCAGATCAAAGCTAATGATTCTACCAAGATGTCTGGTTTAAAATATGAACCTACTTCATCTGGTGCTACTGCTGCTAGATTAGGTAAGGCAACAGTTGACTTGGTAATGAGACTAGTACAAGACTATAAACAAAAGGGTTTTATAGAGTTTCAAAAAAACTATACAGCTTACCCACAAAATGCAGATCAATTCAGAAATAATAAGAATGGTAATTGGAAAGATATGCTTAGTTGTTTACAGGCAAATGGTGTAAATTTTGGTGATGCTGATGCAGAACAGGCATGGAAAAATTTAGAGTTTGTCTTTGGTACTAAACCTCATGTTGCCAATGCTAAATGCCAGCAGATAAAATGGTTATGTGGGTTCATGAAACTAGATGCTGGTGAGAGGGATGACTTTGGTACTGATATGGTATTCCTTGCTAAGAAAGAAGGTAAGTCTTATGGTCCTTTCGCCAAGATTTATTAATGTCTAAGAACACCCACCTAGAACATTTGGAAGATAGCATTCTCCTTGACGGAAAGGAGGGTGCTAATGATGCTTTCATGTTTATAGATGAGTTATGTAAGACTTTTAGTGCATTTGGTAATAATAATTTAAAAATTACTACTAAGTGGGACGGTGCACCTGCTGTATTCTGTGGGACATATCCAGGATCTGAAATGTTTTTCGTTGGTAGTAAATCTATCTTTAATAAGGATGCTAAGATTAATTTCAACGACCGTAATGTGGATACGAATCATGGTAATTCTCCTGGTCTTGCTAGTAAATTAAAAGATTGTTTGAAATATCTTGAACCATTAGGTATTAAAGGGGTAGCACAGGGAGATTTACTTTTTTCTGCTGCAGATAAGAAGAAGGAAAAAATTGATGGAAGAAACTGTCTTACATTTCAACCCAATACTATAACATATTGCATACCAGAAGAGGATGCTCTGTATGAGAAAGCTCTTAGTGCAAAGTTGGGCATAGTATTTCACACTGCATACTCGGATAGTGATGGTACTATTGGTGGGTTGTCAGCTAAGTTTGGTTATGATATCAAACAACTCAATAGTAATAGTGATGTGTTAGTTCTTAGTGCTGAGACAGAACAGCTTGGTAATGATATACTGTTAAATAAGAGTGAGGTAACTAACATGCAGTCCCTAAGAAAAAAGAGTACTGCTCTTGTTGCAGGTAATTTCTTAGGCATTATGGCACAGCATAATGCAGGTAAAGATCAGTTAGCTGTTGGAACTAGACTGAAGATATTCTTTAACAAGTATGTTAGGGAGGGTAAGAAACTACCTGGATCTGCTACTGTTCTTAAAGAATTTAAAAAATACTTTGAGAGTGAGGCTCAGAAGGCTGTTGATAAGTTAAAGACACCTAAGGGTAAGTCAGCTAAGATGGCTAAATTATGTGAGGGATTGAGTCTCATTGAAAGTTATGAGAAGGATCTACTTAATACCATTGAGTTATATAAGAATCTTCAGACAGCAAAGGAGATTTTCATTCGTAAGTTGGAGAAGGGTGAAAGGTTTGGTACATATCTCCGCACGGCGAATGGATATAAGATAACTGCACCTGAGGGATATGTTGCGATTCAGGATGGTAGTAAGGCAGTTAAGTTAGTTGATCGTTTGACATTCTCAGTTGCAAACTTCAATGTAGAAAAGAACTGGGTATCAGGAGACGGTAAATGAAAACGTGTTACTTTACATTTGGTAGATTCAATCCACCAACAGTAGGACATGAGAAACTTATTAAGGCAGTGAGGAAGGAAGCAGCCTCTGCTGACTGGTTTATCATACCTACACAAACACATAAGCAACCAAACAACCCTTTACCTTATCAGTATAAGGCTGATCTTATGAAGAAGATGTTTCCATGGGCTGCAGGTAATATAGATGATAAGGCATGTTGTAATACTATTATCAAAGCAGCTCAACATCTTATGATGAAAGGGTATACTGATATAGTAATGGTTGTTGGAGCTGATAGAGTTAACGACTTTAGGAATATGTTGGAGAAATATAATACGAAGGATTACACATTCAATAGTATTAAAGTACTCTCTGCGGGTGAAAGAGATCCAGATGCGGATGGTGCAACAGGTATGTCTGCAAGTAAGATGAGAGAGGCTGCAAAAAATATAGATACTACACTTTTTGATAGTGGAATTCCTGATACATTGAACATTGATGAGAAGATGAAGCTCATGGCAGAGGTTAGAAAGGGAATGGGCTTATAAATAAACTTGATATGTACACATATATTAATGAAATCTTTTTCGGACTTCGCGAAGAAAACTCAAGTTGCGGAAGCAAAGATCACCAAGGACAAGTTCTATAAGAACGAAGTCTATAAGAAAGGTGAGTGGGTTTTAACTGAAGCTGGTCAGGTAGGAAAGATTTTACGTCGTGGACCTAACTATGTACTGTGTCTAACTGCTGAGGAAACAACCTTCCGCACTTGGATCACAAACATTAGAGAAGTTTTCGAGATTGGAACTGACGCATATCGAGAATATGTTATGTCGCTTACACCTGGACAGAAGGTACAGAAACCTGAAGGTTCAGTTGCAGTTAAGCAAGTCATCCCCACTGACCCCAAAAAAGATAAGATGGATCACCACGAAGAAAAGACTTTAGCACAGTACGGTGCTGAGGCAATAACAAAGAATTTAAAAACAGAGTGGAGGTATGATTACTCCGCTAAGATGGCCAACACAGACATCAAAGGCAAGGGTGCTGATGGTGTAGGTGGAGGTGATGCTCCTGGTATGAAACTTGCTGAACCTAAGGGTGAAGAAGGTAAGCCAGACATAAAGAAAGTAAAGCATTCATGCGTCACTAAGGTAGAACATCCAGAGTGGGGTGCTGGTAACTGTTTATCTGGAGAGC